GAGTCTTACGTTTTTTTTTTTTTTTTAATGATACGGCGACCACCGAGATCTACACAGAGTAGATCGTCGGCAGCGTCAGATGTGTATAAGAGACAGTTCCCTGGGAGTACACCTTCAAGGTGACGGTCCCGGCGGCGGCCATGCCCGTGACGCTTGACGAGGTCAAGACGTTCGGCAGGCTCGACGGCGTCGACGAGGACGCGCTCATCGAGATGTTCTTGCAGGCCGCCACGCAGGCCGCCGAGGAGTACACGGGCAGGGCGATCATGCAGCAGACGATCGTCATGAAGATGGACTTCTTTCCGGGTATTGTCGCTCTGTTGCCGCGTTTTCTGGCGACGAGCGCGCGGCCGGTGCCGCTTGCCAGACCGCCGCTCGTCGCTGTGACGCATGTCAGGACCCTCTACGAGGACGACAGCGTGCTCGAGGACTGGGACTTGGCGAACGGCTACTGGCTGACCGGAGACGACGCCCGCTTCGTCGTGGCCAAGGGCGCCGTGCCACCGATCAACGTTGAGCGCTACCGCGGCGGCTTCGAGATCGAGTACGTCGCCGGCTACGGCGCCAGTGGAGCGACGGCCGCCGCCCAGCGCGCCGCCGTGCCGGCGCCTATCAAGCTCGGCGTGATGACGTGGGCGATGGCGATGTACGCGAGCCGTGGAACGGCCAGAGGAGGCGCGGCTGAGCCGCCGCCCGAGGCCAAGCCGATGCTTGACCCCTACAAAGTCATAAGAATATAAAAGGAGGCATTAATGTCTTACTCGGTAAATTCAAAATGTTCGGAATGCAAGAAAGAAAGCGATTGCGCGGATGGCATGATTATCCGCAAAGCGGTCGAGATCATCCACAACTTGCCAAGCCGGTATGACGGGCCGAACAAGATAAGCGGGCATCTCGGCGGCGGCAGCATTACGCACGACTGTGCCTATGGCTTTGAGAAAAAGGATAAAGCGTAACAAATGGCACACTTGATCAACAAGCTCAATCGGCGCATTCAATTCCTCGAGCAGGTGCAGGATCCTGCCGCCGACGGAAGCCTCACGCAGACCTACAAGCAGGTTGCCGTGTGCTGGGCGGGCCTTGAGCCCGTCGGCACGTCGGCGGCGAGCTATGTGCGCAACGTGCAGGTCGGCGACGCGCCAACCCACAAGTTCACGGTGCGCCGCAACACGCGGGCCGGTGTCGACGTGTACGGCGAGGGCGTGGTCAAGTCGACCAACTTCGTGTTCTTGCTGATGACGTCGTCGCCCGCCGTCGGCCGCCTGTTCCGCATATTGACGGCGGCGAACGTTGGCGAGACCGACGAGAGCCTGGAGTTCCTGGCGAAGGAGATGGGCCAGCTCGACGCCCAGCGGGGGATTATAAAGTGATGGCTTTCAAGCTGACAGCCGAGGAGATCGAGGCGACGGCAGGCTTGACGCCGGTTGGTAAGGCGTGGAACGCCGGCGATCACCCGCGCGCCGCTGACGGCCGATTCGGGCAGGGTGGCGGGATTGAAGATGAGATTATTAAAGGGCCGCCGCCTTCTGGTGGAAAATATTATTTTACTGCAAGCGGTGTTCCGTATAAATCAAGAGCTGCGGCATTAGAACATTCTAAAACGCTAAACGGAAGAGGTAAAGCCACTCGTGTTTATGAGATCAGACCAAACGAATTTACGGTAATTGATCACGAGTCGCATAGGAAAAAATCATGAGCGACGTTCAACCACTGTATTCCGGACTCATAGACTATGCCGGCCGCACGGTGACGTGGGCCGAGATGGGCGTCAAGATCACAAAGGGCCTTGGCGTCGGCGTGCGCGGCCGCCTCATGGACGCCATGGAGGATACCGCCATTGAGGTGCGCAACGAGATCGTACTCAGCATGCGTAGCAGCCCGGCGACCGGCAAGCTGTACCGTGCCGGCGGCCGGCTGAAGTCAGGTAAGCCGCGTATGCACAGGGCGTCGCAGCCTGGCTTCCCACCGCGGCCGAACACCGGCGATCTTATCGGTAGCATCGTCATGGATGCCCGGCTCACCGAGGTTGAGGTCGGCAGCATCATCACGCAGCCGCCCTACCCGAAGTGGCTTGAGGAGGGCACGCAGAACATGGACGCCAGGCCTTGGTTGTGGCCGGCGCAGACGAAGGCCTGGCCGAAGCTCAAGGTTAGCCTCCGCCGCATCATGAATTCGGCGGCACAGGAGATAAAGGAATGAAACTCGGCGTCGTGGCATTAAAGATCAGGACGGCCAACACGCGCTTCGCCAATCGGGTCGTCGGTGCCGCCGAGCTCGCCGCCGCGCAGGAGTACACGCTCAAGGACGAGACGGCCTTCGTCATCCCGGTGACGGAGGGCGTGAACGGCCCCAACCTGAACGACACCTGGGTGAACCAGAAGGTCCGCGAGGTGTTCGGCGTGGTCTGCGCGATCAAGAACGACACGGCGACCGTCGACAAGCTCGGCTTCAGGGCGTACGACGCCCACGAGGATGTGCGCTCGCAGCTCTGCTCGGCGCTGCTCGGCTGGGTGATACCGGGAGACGACGGCGCGGCCACGGGGCCGTACAACGAGGCGCCGGTGTACTACAACGGCGGCCGCATCATCGACATCCGGCCGGACTACCTGTGGTACCAGTTCGAGTTCGTCGCCGAGCGCCGGCTCAACAGCAAGGAGGACGGCGTCGACAACGCGGTCATCGCCGCCTACCAGGACGCCTTCATACGGGTCTTCACGCAGTTCAAGGCCGGCGGCGACGGCGTGCTCCCGCTCACCGGCGCGGCCCCGCAGTTGCCGACCGAGCTGCTCACGCCGACGTTCGAGGAGCTCTTCAACCCGCAGTACGGATTCGGCGACGGCTTCTCGTCCGGCGCGCAGACCTTAGATTCAGAGGCCACATAATAAAGGAGGAGTGAGAATATGGCGACCGTATATCTGAAACCGATAGCCGGGGTGGTGGTGCAGTACCCGGGAACGAAGGCCGCGCTGCCCGCCGAGGGCGCCGAAGTCGCGCTGGACAACTACTGGAGGCGACGGATCAACGACGGATCGGTGGTCGTGGTCGCCAAGGCTGAGCCCGCGGCAAAGACGGAAGAGAAAGAAACCACGGCGGAAGAACCGACCGGATATCATAAACCAAGGAGGGGATAAGATATGATTACGTTCAATAATATCCCGACGACGTTGCGGACCCCGGGAGGTTACTTCGAGGTCGACAACTCGCGGGCGCTCAAGGGCCTCGTGCAGAATCCGCACAAGGTGCTCATCGTCGCGCAGGCCAGCGGCGGCAGCGCGGCGAAGCTCACGCTCAAGATGATCACCGATGAGAACAAGGCCGCTGGCTACTTCGGCAACGGCAGCCTGCTCGACCGCATGTGCCGGACGTTCAAGAAGAACAACCCGTACACCGAGCTCTGGGCTATCGCGGTGAGCGACAGCGGGACGACGGCGCGGGCGAGCGGCATCATGCTGGTCACAGGGTCGGCGACGAAGGCCGGCACGCTGTACATGCTGCTCGGCGGCGCCCAGGTGCCGACGGCCATCACGAGCGGCTGGTCGGCGGCGGACGTCTGCTCGGCAGCGATGAGCGACATCAACGCCAACTCGCAGCTCTGCATCCGCGGCTCGGCGAACAGCGCGGGGTCCTTCGCCGCGCTCACGCTGTCCGGAACGCTGTTCCTCGTCGCGCAGACCAGCGGCGTCGCCGGCAACTACTTCGACGCCCGCGTGAACTTCTACGACGGCCAGTACACGCCGTCCGGGCTCACGGTCGCCGTGACCGGCCTCGCCGGCGGCGCGGGGAGCCCGAGCATGGCCGACGTCTGGGCGGTCGTGGACACCGTGCAGTTCCAGCACATCATCCACCCGTACGTCGACGCCACCAACCTCGGCGAGGTGGAGAACGAGCTCGCCGACCGCTTCGACCCCATGGTCGACATGCAGGGACACGCCTACGCGGCGACGCGGGGCGCGCTGGCGTCGTGCGCGGCGCTCGGCCTGACAAGGAACAGCCCGCACCAGACGATCATCGGCGCCTACGATTCGCCGAGCAACCCCGAGGACTGGGCGGCGGCGCTCGGTGCGCAGGCCGCGTTCAACCTCAACAACGATCCCGCGCGGCCCCTGCACTACCTCACGCTCAAAGGCATCGTCGCGCCCTCGCTGGCCTCCGGCAACCGGTTCAGCCAGAGCGAGCGCAACGTCCTGCTCTACGACGGCATCGCGACGTGGATCGTCGACGCCAGCGGCAACGTGGTCATTGAGCGGGCGATCACCACGTACCGGACGAACACCCTCGGCCTGCCCGACCCGAGCTACCTGGACGTCGAGACGATGTTCACCATCCTGGAGATCAGGTACCAGTACAAGACGCGGATGGTCACGCGGTTCATCATCCCGCGGTTCAAGCTCGCCGACGACGGCAACGTCTACCCGGCCGGCTCGAAGATCGCCACGCCGGGCACCGTGAAGCAGGAGACCATCGCGCTGTTCACCGAGCTCCGCGATGCCGGGCTCATCGAGAACATCGACGACTTCGCCAACAACCTCGTTGTCGAGCGCGACACGACCGACGTGAACCGCGTCAACGTACTGCTGCCGCCGGACCTCATTAACCAGTTCCGCATACTTGCGGGAACCATACAATTTGTGCTCTAGAGGATAACGGTATGATTGCGGTGTATAGGATAATGTGCTTGGCCAACAACAAGAACTATGTCGGCATAACGGCCGACTTGGCGCACAGGCTCGTCGTGCATTTCAACGCCAAGCACAACGCCCGCAGTCATACCCTTCTTTCTCGCGCGATACGAAAGTATGGCAGGGATAATTTTCAGGTATTCGTTCTCGAAGAGGTTGAGACTTGGGAACGGGCATGGGAGAGAGAAAAATATTATATCCGGGTTTATGACACCTACAAGGTGAACGGATACAATATGACGTTCGGTGGTGAGGGGCAGCCGGGCCTCGTACACACCGAAGAGACGCGCAGGCAAATGTCAGAGTCGCACCGAGGAAAAGGTGTTGGCTCTGACAATCCGATGTATGGTAAGCCCGGTCCGATGCGGGGTAGAAAATGGAAACAGGAGTCTCGCGACAAGTTGTCGGCTTCTTGCAAAGGTCGGGTGCCTTGGAATAAAGGTAAAGCATGCCCGCAGTTTGCCGGTGAAAATAATAACTTCTACGGTAAGACTCATAGCGAAGAATCCAAGAAAAAGATGACGCGATTAGGCATGCGACATTCCGATGAGACAAAACGGAAGATGTCAATCAAAAGAAAGCAACACGTAGGATGGCATCATTCTGAAGAAGCGCGGCGAAATATGTCTATTGCCGCGCGAAATAGAAAAACAAGATCACTATAGGAGGTGTGGAATGGCAAGAGTGACGGGACGAGTGGAAGTACTGGTGAACGGCGTCATCATGCTTAACAAGAACGGCGCCGTCGCGCTGGGCATCGGCGAGAGCGGCAAGCCGGCGATCAAGCGCGAGCCGATCATGGGCGATGGTGGCCTGCACGGCTACAAGGAGACCATCGAGCCCGCGCGGCTCCAGGTCAAGATTACCGACCGCGACGACATCAGCCTGAGCGACCTCGCCGCGATCAACGGCGACGGCACGGTCATCATGCGGGCGGCCGGCGGCGGCAAGGTGTACACGATGATGAACGCGACGTGCATGGGCAGCCTTCAGCTGACGGCCGGCGAGGGCGAGACGACGATCGAGTTCATCGGGCCGCAGTGGATCGAGACGACGGCGTAAGGGAAAGGGGATAGGCGATGGCAACAAAGGCGACGCACAAAACGATACAGCTCGAATTCCCCGTGGACGTCAAGGGTCCGCAGGGCGGCACGATGAAGCTCACCGAGGTTACGATACGCAGGCTCAAGGTCGCCGACCTTGAGATGCTTCCCGAGGACAGCGAGGACTTTAAGAAGCCGAAGATGATGATACCGCTCATCGCGGCCATTAGCGGGCAAGAGGTGGCGACGATAAGAGAGATCGACCTCGAGGACCTCGGCAAGATCGTGACGGCCCTCACGGATTTCTTGGCGGGATACCTGGGAACTGGCAAGAGTGGCGACAAATCGTCTGGGGTATCGCCGTAACGTATCACTTCCCCCCGGACGCGGTCTGGGGCATGACGATAGACGAGCTCACATTCTGGCACGACGGCGTGCTGTGGATGGAGGAGAGGGCGAAGAATGGCTGAGAATTTCGGGCTAAGCCTTATACTGAAGCTGGTGGACGAGTTGTCGACCCCGCTGGAGAAGGTTGGCAACAAGTTCAAAGAGATGCAGAAGACGCACGACTCTATGGGCCGCCAGCTGACGAGCGTCGGCAAGACCATGACGACCTTCGCAACGACCATCATGGGAGGCGCCGCCGCCTTAGCCATGAACGAGGCCCGCAAGCTGGAGGGCGCGTTCGTCGGCATGCAGCAGACTATCCACATGCCGCTCGCCGCCCTGCACGAGCTCGAGGCTCAGCTTGAGAACGTGGCGATGGCGACCGGGCACTCCGTCGAGGAGCTCATGGCTATCTCGCAGGTCGCCGGTCGCGCGAGCCTCGAGGACATCCCGGCCTTCGTCAAGATGATGGCCGACCTGTCGAAGGCCACCGGCGACTTCCAGGGGCAGGAGGGCGCCAAGGCGTTCCAGCAGATCGGCGTCGCGATGGGCCTCGCCGAGAAGGAGTACAAGTCACTGGCGTCGTCGCTCGCCTGGGGCCAGGACAACTTCAACATAAGCGCGTCGGCCGTCGCCGAGATGAGCAGGCAGCTGTCGGGCCTGGCGGCGATCACGCCGATAACGAACAAGCAGATCATCGCGCTGTCCACGTGGGCCGGCAGCTTCGGCCAGGAGGGCGGCACGGCGATGATCAACATCATGAACAAGATGGGCAAGGCCGTGCAGGAGGGCATGGGCGAGCAGGTGAGCTGGTTCGCCGAGGTCAGCGGGAAGTCCGTGCCCGAGTTCCTCAAGCTGTTCAAGACCGACTCGCCGGCCGCCTTCGCCGCCTTCGCGGAGGGCATCAAGCGGCTGAACAGCGAGGACGTGCGCGCGACGAAGATCCTCGAGCGCATGGGCCTGGAGGGCGTGCGCACGCTGAAGACCCTGACCATATCGGCGAACGCCGCGGGCAGCCTGGAGAAGGCGCAGGCCGGCGTCAACAAGGCCTGGGAAGAGGGGACGCACCAGGCGCAGTCGGCGAACATGCACTATGAGACGATGGACGGCCAGCTCGGCAGGCTCAAGGAGACGTACGGCGCGCTGATGAAGCAATTCGGCGACCTCGTGCTGCCGCTCGTCAAGTCGCTGGTGTCCGCGCTGACGTGGCTCCTGCAGAAGTTCACGCACCTGCCGACGCCGATCAAGTACGTGGTCGCCGCGCTGGGCGGCCTGCTCGCCATAGCCGGCCCGCTTCTCATCGGGCTCGGCGGGATCGTCAGCAACCTCGGCCTGCTCGCGCTCGCCGGCCCGGCGATAGTGGCGGCGCTCGCGCCGGCCGCCGCGCTGCTCGGCGCGATGGCTTTGAAGGCCGCCGCGGTCATGGCGGTGTTCGGCGCGGCCTACGCGGTCGGCGGCGCCATCAACCAGGGCATCGACTGGCTCACCGCCAAGGCGACCGGCGAGGGCGGCGCGACGCTTGGCGGGAAGGTGTGGGACTGGACGCACCCCGAGGCCGCGGCCAACGCTCGTGGTGACCGCAGCGAGACGCACGTCAAGATCAGCCTCGACAGGGGCCTCAAGACCGACGAGGTCAAGAAGAAGGCGGGCAGGGCGGCCGTGACGACCGAGCAGAGCGTCTATGGCGGAGCCCCGGAGATGGCGTACTGATGACCGAGAAGATCACATTGAAGATAGACGGCAAGGAGTATGCCGACGGCTGGGACGACGTCGCCGTGCACACGTCGATGGACGCGCTGTCGATATCGTTCGACTTCAGCGCGACGCAGGAGACGCCGTTTGACCTCGCCAAGTGGCCCGTCAAGATGGGCGCCGAGTGCACCGTGCAGATCGGCGCCGACCTCCTGGCGACGGGCTTCATCGAGGACGTCGATATCGAGTACAGCAAGGACAGCCATACGATCCGCGTGGCCGGTCGCGATAAGCTCGCCGACCTCGTCGACTGCTGCATCGCCGGCGACGTGTTCGCCTGGCAGAACGCCAGGGGCATCGACATCGTGCGTTCGCTCGTGCAGCCGTACGGAATCACCGTCCAGCTCGACGACAGCGCGCGCTCTCGCATGATGGAGCGCCTGACTCCGGTCGGCGTGCAGGGCGGCGACGGCGTCTTCGACACGCTCGCCAAGGTCATCAAGCTCGCCGGCGCCGTCGGCATCGCCCTGCCGAACGGAGACCTCCTCATCACGAACTCGGGAACGCTGCGCGCCGGCGACATGCTGGTGAGCGGCGACAACGTGCTGACCGGAGCGCTCAAGCAGTCGGACAAGGAGCGCTTCAAGTGGTACTACATCAAGGGCTACGACTACTCGATCGACACCGTGAACACGCGCAAGCTCGCCTACTTCTCGAAGTTCGAGGACAAGGCGATCAACAGGTTTCGGGCGACCGCGCTCACCGTGGAGTCGTTCGGCGACTTCCGCAGCGGCGTCAGGCGCGCCGAGTGGGAGGCCAAGTTCAGGGCGGGCAAGAGCCGCAAGTACGGTTACAGCGTGCAGGGCTGGCGGCAGAAGAGTACGGGCGCGCTGTGGGATATCAACATGCTGGTCGGCGTCATTGACCCGTACTTCGGCCTCGGCGACAGCTCGCTGCTCGGCGAAGAGCCGTTCCCGTCCGAGCTGCTCATCAACTCCGTTGAGTTTGTGCAGTCGTCGAGCCAGGGATCGGTGGCGCACCTCGAGCTCGTCAGCCCTGAGAAGTGGAAGGCGCAGGCCCAGCTCGATAAGATCCGCGCGCTGAGCGACGGCCTGCAGACGGCGAGCGCTCGCCGCGACGTCGAGCAGGACAAGCAGAACAAGAGGGATTAAAAATGACAGCCGAAATGCTTGAGCGAATAATCAGGCCGATCAAGAACAAGCTGTACAACATCGTCGGCCGCGCCGTCGTCACCGCGCTGAACAACAGCGGTAAGACGCTCAAGGCGCAGGTCGTCATGTTCCAGTCGGAGACCTTCGACGGCATCGACGTCCTGCAGAACTATGGCTTCGAGTCGCTCGCCGACGCCGCGGACAACGACAACGAGGTCGTGCTGGCCAGCATCGGCGGTAACCGCGTGATGTCCACGGTGACGGCTATCCACAACAGGACGCATCGGCCGAAGACGCTGGCCGCTGGCGAGGTGCAGGTCTACACGAAGTTCGGCAGCAAGGTCCACCTGAAGGCGGACGGCAGCGTAGTTGTGACCGAGTCGGGCGGCGCCGTGCTGACGATGGCCGGCGGCGTGTTCACACTAGAGGGTTCGGTGAACCTCAAGGGCACGGGCGGCAAGGCGGTAATGATAGACACCATCATCGCAAAGTTCAATGCGCATACGCATATTTGCGCTATTCCAGGAAATCCATCAGCGGTGCCTGCTACGTTGTGGGTGGACGGCGTGGACAGCGCGGCCGACGTGAAAGCGAAGGTGTAGGCATGGCGGGAAACATTAAATGGAACAACTGGAGAGATCGGCTAAAGGACGCCAGCTTCCGCGGCGTTCCCTTCAAGGTCATGTCTACGTCGAGCGAGGGCGGCCGGCGCACCGTGCTCCACCAGTACCCGTTCGCCGACGAGCCCTATCTTGAGGACATGGGTAAAGAGGCCGGCACGTACCAACTGCAGGCCTACATCGTCGCGAACTACGACAACAGCTTCGACCACTTCAAAGAGCGCGACGCGCTGAAGGCCGCGCTTGAGGCGTACGGGCCGGGCACGCTCGTCCACCCGTTCCTCGGCAGCAAGCAGGTCGGCCTCATGGGCAAGTACAAGCTCGACGAGAGCTTCGCCGAGGGCGGCGTCGCCCGGTTCACGCTGACTTTCGCCGACGCCGGCAGGGCCGCGCAGCCGTCGGCGGTGCTCAGCGACGAGGGAGCCGTCGACGAGGCGTGCAGCGCGGCCGACAGCGCGATACTCGTGTTCGACGAAACCCTGCTCGATCAAGTGCTCGCTGCCGCCGAGATGGTCAATGGGGCCATAGCGATGCTCGACGCGGTGTACGACTCGCTGTTGTCGATCCAGTCTGATGTCGTCGGCGCGATAAGCGCGGCGCAGACCGCGCTCGCCAGGATCCGCGGGACGTTCGTCAACATCGTGCAGTTCCCCGACCAGTTCCGCGCAGCCATCACCGACACGCTGAACACCTACGACGACCTCGGGTTGTCCGTGAAGACCGGCGACAAGTCGGTCGTCAACGCGGCGCTCAGCACATCAACGACGTTCGCCGGCGTGACCGACGCGTTCCCCGTGACGACCCCGCAACGCGAGGCCCAGCAGGAGGCCCGCTACTGGGCGACGGAGGCCGGTATGGCCGGCGCGCTCTCGCAGGCCGTCAGGCTCGCCGTGCGCGTGCAATACACCAGCTACGACGAGGTCAAGGCGATGCTCGACGCGCTCATCGCGGCGATTGACACCGTGCTCGCGTACATCGGCTCGCACTCGAAGAACGACGACCTGACGTCGGCAGTCGCCGCGCTCAAGCCGCTGGTGACGAATAACTTGATCGCGAAGGGCGCCAACCTGCCGGCGATGCGCACCGAGGAGTTGCCCGGCGACGTGCAGCCCGCGCTTGTCCTCGCCCAGCGCATGTACGGCGACATTGACAGGGACCAGGAGATAGTGGACATGAACCCGATCGCGCTCAGGCACCCCGGCTTTCCGGAGGCCGGCGCGACGATAATCGTGCTCAGCGAGTGAGGATATGCCGACAGACATCGGACTGACATGGAACCAAGACTTGCAGGCCTGCGAGATCGCCTTCGCCGATAACGACGTCGTGATGTCGCAGTCGCTCCTCGGCGCGGTGCTCATCAGCCTATTCACGGACGCCCGAGCGGCAGACGACGACCCTCTCCCCGACTCGCAGTCCACAGACCGCAGGGGATGGTGGGGCGACGCCACGAACACGGCGAAGCCCGGCGACAGCGTGGGCTCCCGGCTATGGCTTATCGAGCGCGAGCGCAGCAGCGACGCCGTGGTCGTCAAGGCCAAGCTGTACATAGAAGAGGCCCTGCAGTGGATGATCGACGAGGGCGTCGCCGCGTCCATCGTCGTCGAGGTTGAGAAGCAGGCGATACCGGGATCCGGCACGCTCATACTCGCCTATCAAGTGAAGATACAGAAGCCGGCGGGCGGCACCGAGACGTTCAAATTTGAGCAGGAATGGAGGGCGACAACAAATGGCTCTTAGCAGGCCGACGCTCCAACAGATTATCGACCGCATAGCCGCCGACTTCGTCGCCAAGATAACCGGCGCGACGACGCTGGCCTTGCGCAGCGTCCTACTCATCATGGCGAGGGCGTACGCGGGAGCCGTGCACGCCGTCTACGGCTACATCGACAACCAGGCCAACGAGCTGTTCGCGACCACGGCCAGCGCAGACGCCGACGGCGGCCGCCTCGATACGATCGGCGGTGAGTACGGCATCGTGAGGAACGCGGCGACGCCGGCCGTGGATGCCGGGGTCATCTTCACGGGAGTTGCGTTGACCGTCATTCCGGCGGGCACCGCGATGAACTCGGAGGCCGGCAACCGATACACCACAGACGCTGAGCTCACTATAGGCGCGGGCGGCAGCATTGCCGGCGCGGTGACCTGCGACACGGCGGGCGCGGCGGGCAACGACAACCCGGCCATCGTGCTGACCCTGGAGTCTCCGATAGCCGGCGTCGACAGCGACGCCACGGCGAGTACCGCCGGCCTGACCGGCGGCGCCGACGTCGAGACCGACGATGACTACCGCGCGCGGATCCTCGCCCGCAAGCGCCTGGCCCCGCACGGCGGCGCCGAGCATGACCTCGTCGCGTGGATGCTCGAGGTCGACGGCGTTACGCGGGCCTGGGTGTACGAGCAGTACCAGGGAGCCGGCACCGTGCTCTGCCTGTTCGTGCTCGACGGTCAGTCGCCGATAACTCCGACGGCCGGGCAGATCGCCACCGTCACCGCGTATCTTGAGGAGCACACGGGCGCCGACGGCCAGCTCTACGGCATTCCGGTGACGATGAAACCCGGTCTGTTCGTGCAGGCCCCCGTGCTACGCACCATCGACATGACCGTGAAGCTGACGCCGGACACCACGGCGATCCGCGCGGCGATCACCGCGGCCATCGACGACTACCTGTACCGCGAGGGCCTGCCGTCGTCGACCTTGTACTTGTCTAAGCTCAATGAGGCCATAGCGGCGTCGGCGAACCTTACCGCGCACCGGGTCACCGTGCCGGCGGCCGACATCGCGCTGCTTTACAACGAGGTTGCCGTGCGCGGGACGATCACCTGGGAGGCCTATTAAATGGCTCGGGACTGGCAGGCGTATTACAGACTCGTCAGGTCGTTGTTGCCAAGGGGGCGCGCGTGGCATGCCGATGCCGGCGTCTTCAAGGAACTCATTGAGGGCAAGGGCGTCGAGCTTGCGCGCATAGACACCCGCGTCGACGATCTTCTCGACGAGCGCGACACGCGGACGACCGACGAGCTCATCGCGGAGTTCGAGACGGAGTTCGGCCTTCCCGACGACTGCATCGACACCGGCGCCATGACGACCGCCGAGCGGCGCGCCGTCCTCAACACGAAGCTCAAGTCGTTGGGCAGCCTGCGCAAGAACTACTTCATCGCGCTCGCCGAGTCTCTTGGTTATACCGGCGTGACGATCGACGAGTATATACCGTTCTGGGCGGGCCTCGGCGTGGCCGGCGATCCCTGTGGCGACCAGGAGATGTTGTTTTACTGGCGGCTGAACTGGACGTACGATATGACGAAGCCCGAGCAGACCGGCCAGGACATCGACGGCCTCCGGCAGCGCTCTCAGCCCGCGCACACCGTGGTCATCGTGACGCTCGTCGGTCCCGGCTTCTCTGCGGGCTTCAGCAACGGCTTCTACGCATACCCGCCTTGGACCAGCCTTGGCGCTTTCAGCCTTGGCTTCAGCGTCGGGTTTGACATATACCCGTATATCATTGATCGGTTCGACGACGGCTATTTCAACGTCGGCTATTGGGAGAGTGTTTCTGCCGGCGCCGGGTCGATATCTGAAAGCACTTTCCTGCGCCTGTATTCTGCTGCCAATGCCGACGTCGCGATGATATACGCGAAGCGGCATTACGATAAGACCAGCGCAAATAAGTCTTCCTTCAAGTCGCAGATGACGATGTCTAATTCGGCACCAGCATACATCAGCTTGCAGTATTCGGCAGCC